AAGGCGACATGCCCAGCCCTGCGTGCGGAGATTTCCGACGTCGTATACGGCGCTGCTGCCTCCACCATTGATGAGTTCGCTGAGTTCGTGCCCGTGGCCATCGACAGCGATACCAGCGACAATTATCTGCCAGTGGCCTTATCGAAGGTTGAACTGATCGAGCAGTGGTGTAAGGCTGTGCGTGCAGAAGCGGAGCGTCGCCTGCTCGCGGGTCAGCCTGTCACCGGCTACAAGCTGGTCGCAGGTCGCGCTGGCAACCGTGACTGGAAGGACGCGAAGGCCGTTGAAGAGATGATGAAAAAGACCTTCCGCATGCGTGACAATCAGGTCTATGACTTTAAGCTAATCAGCCCCACAAAGGCCGAGAAGGTGTTCAAAGAAAACCCCAAGCGATGGGCGAACCTGCAAGAGCAGATTACCCGCAGCGAGGGCAAGCCATCAGTGGCACCCGCCACCGATAAGCGGCCAGAGATGGTCGTAAAACCCGTCATGGATGATTTCCGTGACTTAACTGCAAACTGAGGAAATGAAAAATGCAAGTAATGCTTAAAAATATCCGTATCGCCTTCCCTGCCTTGGGCGCGCCCCAAGCATTTGGTGAAGGTGAGCCAGCCTACGGAGCCAAGCTGATCGTTGACCCCAAAAGCGAACACGTGAAGCAAATTAAGGACGCCATCTTGGAGGCAGCCAAGGACAAGTGGAAGGACGAGGCGCAAGAGGTAATCGACGCCCTGACCGACGACAAGAAGGTCTGCTTTGTTGAGGCCGAATACCGCAACAAGAAGACACGCCAGCCATATGCGGGCTTTGAAGACAAGTTCTACCTGTCCGCACGCAACGCAGGCACGCAGCCTACGGTCGTTGACCGCCTCGGCAACGAAGTCACCAACAAGGCGGAGATTGAGCGTCTGATTTATTCGGGCTGCTATGTCCACGCGTCGGTTGACATTTGGCCGCAGGACAACAAGTGGGGTCAGCGCATTAACTGCACCCTGCGCGGCGTCATGTTCGCCAAGGACGGCGAGAACTTTGGCGGCGGCTCCACAGCCTCAGCCAGCGAGTTCGCTGACTTTGCGGTTGACGCGGAAGACCTCCTGTAATGTCTGACATCGGACACAACCTCGTTGCTGGCGAAGAGCTGAACCTGCTCTTTGAGCGCATCGAAAACATGGAGGCGCAGAAGAAGGAAATCGCCGAGGACATCAAAGACGTTTTTGCCGAGGGTAAATCTCGTGGCTATGACGTTAAGATTATGCGGCAAGTCCTTCGCCTGCGGGCGCTAGACCCCGACAAGCGGCAGGAAGAACGCTATCTTGTTGACGCGTACGCATCAGCTATTGGCCTTGATTTAATTTAACGCTATAGGGATGGCGCGGCGGTTGGATGCTTCGGCATCAGTTGGAAGCAACCGTCGCGCCCTCTTTTCTGGCGGACCGCGCCGCGCATCGGGTGTTCCCTCCCCGTTGTTGGTAACTAGCGGGGCGCGGTCCACCAGAATTGAGGGACACATGACAACACTTTACCTAGATTTGGAAACATACAGCCCTGTGCCGATCACGCACGGGACGCACCGCTACGCCGAAGAGGCGGAGGTGCTGCTAGTTGCTTTGGCGGTGGGAGACAAGCCGACCGGCGTGTGGGACACACAACACCTCCCTACGTGGAAGGCCGACCTCCAGTTTCTGATTGACGCAGCCGAACGCGTCATAATCCACAACAGCCACTTCGACCGCACAGTGTTGCGCCACTGCGGCGTAAACATACCCGTTGAGAAGATACGCGACACGATGGTGCAGGCGCTGGCCCACAGCCTCCCCGGCTCGCTGGGCACGCTGTGCGACGTTCTCGGTGTCCCGACTGATAAAGCTAAAGACAAGGCGGGTAAGAAGCTGATACAGTTGTTCACGAAGCCGCGTCCGAAGAACATGAAGTTGAGGAGAGCCGACAGTGCCAGCCACCCCACCGAATGGGCCGAGTTCATCGAATACGCCCGCCTCGATGTGGACGCGATGCGAGACGTACATGGACGTCTGCCGACTTGGAACAATAGTCTCAGTGAGCGGCAACTTTGGCGGATCGACCAGAGAGTTAATGACCGTGGTATCGCCATCGACCTTGAACTCGCACGCGGAGCCGTTCGAGCTTTTCGACGAACTTCGGGAACTCTGGCCACTCGTGCAGCCAGTCTGACAGGCGGTCACGTAACGCGGCTGACGCAGGGCGCACGCTTCCTACAGTATCTACGGGATTACCACAACTTCACACCAAAGGACTTGACTAAGGGCACGGTCGCGGAACTGCTCGGCGGTGACAGCCTGACGCCCATAGTGCGCGAGCTGTTGGAGATACGGCAGCAAGCCTCGGCCACATCGCCAGCTAAGTATAAGGTGCTGCTCGACGCGACGTCATCTGATGGTCGGCTGCGCGGCACGCTACAGTTCTGCGGCGCATCGCGCACAGGCCGTGACGCGGGGCGTATCTTCCAGCCGCAGAACCTGCCGCGCCCCTCGATGGACGCCGACGAGATTGAGACAGGCATCTCCGCCATGAAGCTGGACTGCGAAGACCTGCTGTTTGACAACGTGACCGACCTGTGCTCGTCCGCCGTGCGCGGCTGTCTGGTGGCCTCAGAGGGCCGCAAGCTGGTCATCGCCGACTTGTCCAACATCGAGGGGCGCGTGCTTGCGTGGCTGGCTGGCGAGGACTGGAAGGTTAAGGCGTTCTGTGACTTCGACCGTGGCGTCGGGCACGACCTGTATGTGGTCGCCTACGCCAAGGGCTTCAACGTCGATCCAGAAGAGGTGGTCGAGAACAAGAAGAACGGCGATGGGTCGATGCGCCAGTACGGCAAGACAATGGAATTGGCGTGTGGCTATCAGGGCGGCGTCGGCGCGTTCCGCGTCATGGGCGGCCCTGCGGTCGCGGCCATGTCGGACGACGACATCCAGCCACTGGTCAACGCGTGGCGCAAATCACACCCCAATGTGGTCAAACTGTGGTACGGCGTTGAGCGGGCGGCCAAGGATGCCATTAGGAAGCCTGACGGCATAACCTATTACGACATGCTCCAGTTCGACATGAAGGACGGCTGGCTGCGCATCCGGCTGCCCAGCGGACGCTATCTGTCCTATCCGAAGGCGAAGATTGAGGACGGGCGGATTACGCATGAGGGTACAAACCAGTACACCCGCAAGTGGGAGCGCCTCGACACATACGGCGGCAAGCTGGTTGAGAACATCGTGCAGGCCATCGCCCGTGACATCTTCATGACTGGCATGGTCGGCGCAGAGCGGCACGGATATGAAGTCTGCATCCGCGTGCATGACGAACTTATCACCGAGGTGCCGGACACGGATGACTACACTGTCGCTGAGTTGTCATCAATTATGGCCACCAATCCATCGTGGGCCGTCGGCGTGCCACTGGCTGCGACTGGGTTCGAAACCCACCGCTACAAGAAGGACTAAGGCATGTTCACGCAACTGAACCCGTCAATCCCGATGGATACGCCCAAAGGCTCTGGCCTTGCGCTGGCCGTCATCGACTACGGGTTGGAGCACAGCCTGCTCTGGGTGGTCGCGATTGACGACACTGGCGAGGTCTGGTGCGTGCCGAACGCAGACGTCCGCATGCAGAAGAACTGGTCGGCGGGCAGATCATGACGCCCGCAGGCAAGCTACAGGACTACCTGAAGCAGAAGGTGCAGAAGAGTGGGGGTCAGTACCGCAAGGTGCGCTGGGAGGGCCGTAACGGCTGCCCAGACTGCTTTATATGGTGGGACTGGCCCTGCATCGCCTTTGTCGAGATAAAGGCCTTTGGCGACCGCGTCAGCAAGGTGCAAGATAGGGAGATTGAGCGCATGCGGATGTACGACTTGCCGGTCTACATTGCGCGGACGAATGAGGACATAGACGAAATTGTTGAGCGAGTACGGAGAGGCAATGACACGGACGTTTAAGCCACACGACTATCAGCAGGAGGCCATGCGCTTCCTGTACGACGTGCCGCGCTGTGCGCTGTGGATGCCGATGGGTGGCGGCAAGACCGTCACCACGCTCACCGCGCTGGACAACATGTCCGTCGTGGACGACATCTACCCTGTGCTTGTGTTGGCACCGCTGCGCGTCGCAAGGTCAACGTGGCCCGAAGAGGTTCAGAAGTGGGACCACCTGTCGCACCTGCGCGTCAGTGTCATCACCGGCACGCAGAAGCAGCGCGAACGTGCGGTGGCCAAGGATGCCGACATTTACTGCATCAATTACGACAACATCGGGTGGCTCCGCAGGGTGCTGGGCGACGCGTGGCCGTTCAAGACGGTGGTCGCGGACGAGTTCACCCGCCTAAAGTCCTTCAGGCTGCGTCAGGGAGGCTCTAGGGCACGACTGCTGGGTCAGGTGGTCCACGGAGAGGGGAGCCGCTTTATCGGCCTCACAGGGACGCCTGCGCCCAATGGGGTCAAAGACCTGTGGGGGCAGATATGGTTCCTCGACAAGGGCGAGCGTCTGGGACGCACGTTCAGCGCCTTCGAGCAGCGGTGGTTCCGAAAGGGCTATGACGGTTACAGCCTCGTGCCATACGAGCACACGCAGCGTGAGGTCGAGGAGAAGCTGCGCGACGTCTGCCTGACTGTCCGTGCGCTGTCCGTCGAGGAGCCGAACGTGGTGCCGGTCTATGCCGACTTCATCCCGTCGGTGCGCAAGCTGTACGTGTCGATGGAGACAGAGATGTTCGCGCAGCTCGCGGAGAGCGAGGTCGAGGCGGCCAACGCCGCCGTGCGGACGCAGAAGTTGTTGCAAATCGCCAATGGCGCGATGTACGTAGACGAGGACGGGAATTGGGAGACAATCCATAATGCCAAGCTGGATGCGCTGGAAAGCATTATCGAAGAGGCTAACGGCGCGCCCGTGCTGGTGGCCTACAATTTCAAGCATGACCTTCAACGTCTACAAATCCGTTTCCGTCAAGGCAGGGTGCTGGACGCTAACCCTGATACGATCAGGGATTGGAACGCCGGACGGGTGCCGATACTATTCGCTCACCCTGCGTCGGCGGGACACGGCCTCAACCTCGCGGACGGCGGCAACATCCTCGCCTTCTTCGGGGTCAACTGGAATTTAGAAGAGCACATGCAGATTATCGAGCGCATCGGCCCCATGCGGCAGAAGCAGGCGGGGCACGACCGCCCAGTGCTGGTCTACCCCATATTGGTGCGCGACACGGTGGACGAGGTGGTCATGGAACGCCTGTCCAGCAAGCGCAGCATCCAAGAGGTGCTGTTAGAGGCAATGAAACGAAGGAAAAAGAAATGAGTAAGAGCTTTATATGCAGTTTCTGCGAAGTCGAGTATGATACGCTGACGAAGACGATGGAGTGCTTCCAGTCGCATGCGACACCCAAGATGCCAGAGCCGAAGGCAGCCGAGTTGCTGGGCCGCGCTGCGGCGCACATGCACGACCGATCCGCGACCTATGACGAGCCAGAGGGCGAGCGTTCAATGGGCAAGATTGTGACGGCGTTTAACGCCATCACGGGCCGCGACCTGACCGAGAGCGAGGGCTGGATGTTCATGCAGCAGGTCAAGCTCGTGCGCCTGTTTACGCGCAGCGAGTATCACGCCGACAGCGCCGAGGATAATATTGCCTATGCCGCGTTGCTGGCCGAAGCGAAGGGAGACGGACGTTGATGCTTACCCTATTGGACCCAGAAAACTGCCCAGACACGGACATGTACCGCGAGCTTCTGTGGTTCGAAACCGTATGCCGTATCAAACGTATCAGGCACACCACGGAAGAAGAGGTGCGTTCGTTTCTGCGGGACGAGCGGGGCCGCCCTGACCTAGCCGACGCGTTCTCTACTTCTTATCTTTTTCCAGAAGACCCTCAAGAAACCTAAGCGTCTGGTAGTCAAGGAGGCCGCCTTGCGGCTTCATCTGCATCGCACGCAAAGGTGATTTTGTGCCGGGCTGAACGCCTACAGGGAAGTCAAACGGGGTCTCGTATTTAAGGGCCGCCATGACGTCAGGGGACAACCCAAGCGCGCCGATGTTTTCCTTCAGTCTTCCCACCCCGCGACCGGGGATTGAGTAGTTATAGGACGCGTGCGACGAGGGCGACGCGCCAAACCTTGGGTCGATGATACCGACATTGCGAAGCGTTGTCAGCGGGGTGTTTATCTGATTGAGATCGGTCGCAGCGTATACCGCCTCGCCCTCCCCAAGACCCCCACGATTGCGGAATTTGTCCATCAATGAGTTCAAAGCGCCGCGTGCCTTGCCGGTAACGGTCATAAACATTTCGGCGCTGTCAGGGTCTTCAAACCCACGCCAGTTTGGTAGGATTTCCTTGATACCAGCGGCTAGTGCGTTGCGATCCGCGCTGCCCATCGCCGCATCGGCGTAGCTGTATTGGATGCCACGCGGCATGTGTGAGAACTTCACTGCCTTTGGACCCATCGTCCACGGGAAAAGCATGACGTCTTT